ATAATCTTTTTCTGGATAATATTTAGTCCAAGACCCAGTACCGCCACATAGGTCTAATATAATTTTTTTCAATTTCCTTTTCCTTTTGGTTTCCAATTTTTTAAATCAACTTCAATTACATTGTCATATTTTTTAATGTGATAACGAAAATCATTTTTAGGATATTTTTCTTTTCTACTTTCATTTATTGGTATTTGCATAAGCAACCTATTATTTCTTTCTATTGTATGTAAAAAACTTGTAAGCAAAGCACCTATTTGTATTGAAGGACTATCTATAAGACTAGAGCCATTCATTACTTCGCCTTGTTGTGGTTTTTCAAAACACGAATACGAAATACAAGGTTCTCCATCTTTATTTACGTAATCAGTCAGTACTATTATTACTTGCATTTAATATTTTTTTCCTTTCAATTTTTAGATACCAAGCGTCAGCTATTCTGTAAAGTTCCGCAGGACTTTTATGACGACCTTTAGTATTGTTACATTGATGACATATAATCCAAATGTTATCAATTTCATATCCTTTATCAGGGTCTAATCGGTCAACTGTTGGCGAGTTGTGTATTTTACCTTGCATAGGTATCATTACATTTTTACAACAGGGACAATGAGATGGAGTTATTTTTAATAACTCGTCAATTGATAATCCACAATCAGCACCACTTCTAATTCGTTGTTTTCCTAAACAATTACTAGCCCACTTACGCCATAAAAGATTATACTTAGTGCGTTTCTGCCCAGTTTTTTCCAACTTTATATTCTCCTGTAATTGGCACTCGGAGTTGGAAATGTTTTCCTGCTTCTTCGATTGATGTGATTGCAATTTTTCCTACCGTTTCTGCCAACATTTCTCTAGTTTCTATTTGGAATTCATCGTGGATATTTGCCACAACAAATGCGTCGTGTGTTTTAATTGTTTCCCACAATAGAGTTAATGCTTTCTTCATAATTATTGCACCACAACTTTGAATTAAACTATTTAAACTACTATGTGCAGAACGTATTTGTAATTTTCTTCCGTCTATGGCTTTTATATGACCCACAGCTTCTAACTTCTCGTTAATATCTTGTCTTATTTCTTTTAAAAAAGGTAATCCTAAATAAAATCTATCTAATAATTTTTTACCATCTCGTACATCTATCTTTAACATCTCAGATAATTTTTTATAGCTGCAACCATAAAGAATTGCATAAAAAGCATTTTTAGCGTGTCCTCTATTTGTTATACCCATAATGTTCATATTATAAGTATGTATGTCTCCATTTAAAATTAAATCAACGTATTCTTTTCCACCTGTATAATTGTATATGTAGTGGGCGAGACATCTAGCTTCTAATCCACTAGCGTCAGCACCCACTAACACATAACCTTCAGAGGGAACAAATAATTCTCTACACTCTTTACCATAAGGAGTGTTTATACTTGGCACTTGTTGTAAGTTAGGACTTCGTGATGACATTCGTCCAGTAATAATATTTGTAACATAATGAGTATGTATTCTTCCAAACTTATTTACTTTTAACCAAGCATTATTACCATCACTTATAAAACCTAATCTTTTTTCTATTGATAAATACTCATACAATTCTTTTGCTTCAGGATATTTTAATCCTTTTAAAACATCTTCATCTACAATTGGTTGTCCGTGTTCTGTAAATTTTTCAGGTTTCCAATTATAAAATTTATAAAATCTGTTTGCTATATGTTGACGAGAAGATGGATTAAAGACAACTGTTTTCTTTTTACGAATAGCTTGACCTTTAATATAACCCAATTTTTTATTATTAACTTTTGGTATAAACTCTCCTAAATCTTCTTCCCACGAACCAAATTTTACAGATAAGTTTTCTTTTATTTTATTTGTACGTTTTAATAACTTTCCGTGTAATTCAATTGCTTTCTTCTCGTCAAAACCTAAACCTTTTTTTTCTTGCTCAAACAATATCTGAGCAACTTTATGTTCAAGGGCTATGGATTGTTTAGAAAAGTCTTTGTCAATCAAGTAGGCATATAGTTTCTCCGTTATTTTTACATCTTGAATACAATATTCAAGCATTTCTTTTGAGAAGGACGACCAAGAGGCGTTGGCTTTACCAAAGTCGCCCTTCAGCATATCCAAGCGACAACCCCAACTTTCAAGATTGTGCCTGTTAACTAAATGAGGTTTGATACGACCTTTATGTAATAACTTTACATCTAGCTGTTTTATATCAGGGTAGATAAGACGACTTAAAACTAGAGTGTCGTGAACAAGTTCTTCACTATGTTCATAGCCATAAAGTTTTTTAAGGACTGGAAGGTCGTACTTAATAACATTATGACCAACGACAAGGTTATCTTTAAGGGTATCTATCCCATTTAGTATTTCGTTACCAGTAAAGGTTTTGGTAATTCCGTATTGCCTTGTAACTAAACAATGTACTTTATCAGGGTCTAAACCATTTGTTTCTATATCAAAAATTAAAGGTGCTCTCAGTTTCATATAATCTACCTTGTTCATTACTATATTTTAATTTACAAGCCATACCAGTAATTCCTGCAAATCTATTTTTTAAAATTCTTACAATAGTTTCACTAGAAGTTTCGCCACTTGCATTTCTTTCAACACCAATAACAATATCAGATAATTGACCTATACTTGCACTACCTCTTAATTGACCAAGAGAAGTTTTTAATCCGTCAGTATGGTCTTTATTACCTTCAGGTCTTTTTAAATGAGAAACAATAATTACACCTATTCCTAATTGTTCTGTTAATGCTCTTAACTTAGTCATAAGAACATCAATAGTTTTTCTTTCATCAAAAGTTTCTAAACCACTTACAATTATAGAAATGTGGTCTATAAATAAATATTCTATATCTAATGCTTTGCTAAAGTATCTAATTTTATTTAATATTGTATCTTCGTTTATGCTGCCCCAATGGTCATACAAAAATACATTTCCATTACCAATAGTATCTTTAAAACCTTTTTTTAAATCTTCTTCTTTAATATCTTTTCTATCTAAATGTATAGGTTTGTTTAAATGTAATCCAATTATACCTTCAGCAGTTCGTTTAATACTTTCTTCTAATGATATTAAACCAATCTTAATATTATTTTTTATTAAATGATAAGCTATTTCTTTAACGAGTAGTGACTTACCAATACCTGAACCACCGCAGATAGTAACTATTTCTCGTTTTCTAATACCAAATAACTTACGATTTAAACCTTGATATGGATAATCTATTTTTGCTTGTTCAGGTGTTTCTTTTACAACGTCCCACAATTCGTCTCCTGCAACTATACCATCAGGTCTATAAACTTTTGCTTCCCACATTGCTTTGATAACTTCTTCACTTCTATTAGCAACAAGCATATCGTTAACATCTTTTAATGGTAAAGTAGCAATTTTACATTTGCCGACTGTAAATAGTTCAGCAACTTTTTGAGCTGCCTCAAATCCGTGTTTGTCTTGGTCAAAAAATAAAACAATAGTTTCGTAAGTTTCTAAAAATTCTAATTCTTTTTTTATAGATTTTACTGCACCATTAACACCATTAGGTATTCCTACTACTGGGTATTTATGATTAAATATTTGAGATAAACTTATCGTATCTATCTCTCCCTCACAAATACAAATTATCTTACCATTACCATTCCATTTTTCTTGCCCATATAATCTAGCTTCTTTTATATTACCAATGGTATAAAAATTTTTGTCTTTATCTCTAATTTTTTGAAAAACTAAATTTCTATTTTTATCGTAATAGTTTGCTATCTGAACGGTCTTGTCAGCTTGTTGCCCCACACTATAAGACCATAGTTGACAACTTTCAAGAGTGAGTTTTCGTTTAGGAAGACTTTTTGGAATTCCTTCTCCGAAATTATTTTTAACATTCTCCACTCGAACCGTCCTTTCCATATTAGTATTTCTTTCAGGGTGCGTATAAGTATTGCAGCTAAAACAAAAGCAATGCCCATCGCTATAAAGACTATTTGCGTCACTACTACCACACTTTTCACAAGGTAAATGACTAATAAATTCATTATCGTTTTCATTCTGTCCTTCCATTAATCCAATCCTTTGGTATTTGTTTATCACAATATAAAAAATTATTTTTAGTACACCAATCGGCATACGTTGTTTTTGAACCTTTGTAAATTTTATTTTTAGAATTGCCAAACAAAAATCTAATATCTAATTCAGGATATTGTTCTTTTATAAAAATATGTTTTTGTCTATCTTCTCGTTTGAAGTGTCCTTTTATTTCTATAATTATTCCGTTAAATAAAATTACGTCAGGTGTATATTTTTGTACTTTTTGTGGTTTGAGAAAAGTGATGACACGACTTTCATACGTAAATTTTACATTACGTTTTTTTAAATCGTTACAAACACTTTCCTCTAAACCTGAACGATAACTAGAAGTCTTCTTGACTTTGTACTTCTTCATTATCGCCCATCACATTACTAGATGGTTCTATTTCAAATCCATCTTCAGAGGAAAAACCAAATTGTTCTTCAGCTTGTTCTCCACTTCCATTTTTACCTTGTACCAGTTCAATAATTTGAACCGCTTTTAGACGAAGACTAACACCAGTACCAAGCATATTAGTATGGTAAGGGATAACCTGATAAGCGACCTTCATTTTTGTACCGCTATACACCGATAAATTTTCTACAATCGGTTGACCTTTAGCGTCAAATATCTTTGGACGTTGTTCAAAGTCAGCACCACTTTTAGGTTTTACTTTCGCCTTTAACTTAAATGTAAATTCAACAGAACCATCTTTAAGTTTTTTATAAGGTTTATATGGAGAGACTTTACCTTTTCCATTCTTCTTACTTTCTTCGTCAATTGTTTTATCAATTAACTTTACAAGTTCAGATGATTGTATTTTTGGTAAAGTTAGTTTAGTCCGATACAATCCATCTTTGTCAAATTTAGTATCGGGCGAAAACAGGTAGGGATAATTTGCAATTCCCTCACTTGTTGTATGTGTTACATATTGTTGTTTTTTCATATGTAGTACCTCCAAGAGGGCAATATTTATAGTACTTCCTTACAATTCATTTAACTCACAAAGAGTACCAACTAATTGATATTTAGTACCATTTATTGTAACCTCGTGTTTATTTATTTTTTCGTGAAAAGTTGTTTTAATTTTTACATCACAATCATTTACTTCAAACTTATACAAATGCAATTTACTTTCAATCGTAAAAGTTTCTGCAAAAGGTAAAAGTAAAATTGTTAAAACAAACTTCAAAGATTTACCCACTCCATAACTTTCTTGTTGTTATCAACTCGAATGTTATTTGAGTAAGTTCCAATTTGCTTTGGATAAATAAAACTATAAATATCATCGTCAATTTCTAAAAGTTTATAACCTGCTGACCTTTCAATATTTATTGCTTTACGAAGTCCACCAAAATCTACATCAAACAACTCTCCTTTTATTCTGTAAGGGTTGCTTTGGTTTGTGTAATATACAAATGGAAATGAATTACCACCCGCACTTGTCATTGCATAACCTTTAGATTTAGTAGTGTACTCTCCAAGAAATTTACTATCTTTAAGTACATTACCTAACGCACCATCACGTTTTAATGTTCCATATACAAATAGTTTCATAATGAGTACTACTATAAGAATTAACTAAAGAAATACAAGCTATTTTTTACGTCTTGTAGCTGCATATCACCTTTTTTTGGTGGGCGTGTTAATTTATCTTTAAATTTATCAGGTAGATTGACGAGAAACTCATTATACAGCTTCTCCATATAGTCCTCGTCAAATAGTCTAACCACTACATCTCGTATGACTTGGTGTAAGTCGTCAATTCTGTTAGGTGTTGTAGCAAAACTATCGTGTATCATCATTAAATTAGGTATTGGATTACCTATTAATTTACATTGTAAAGCTGTTGCTTGGGCTACCGCACCATCAAGGGAATGAACAATGTTTGGTGCTGAAGATGAAACGAATTTACGGGTATCTTTTTTGTCCATTTGTCGTCTTAATGTTGTATAAACCAATGACCCTGCAATTGCAGTTTTAACTCTAAATTTTGCGAGATACCGATAGTCCATTACAACTGGAAAACCCATTGGGGTAGTCCAT